AAGGTAACCGAATGGTGCCTAATTGTGTCCCTGTCAACGAAAAAGTGCTCCGAGAAGTCACTGAAGACGAGATGCGAGTGCTTGAAGACGTATTGGATGATCTAAATCCAGCAAATTTGCCCCTAAATGATCTTTTTAGCAACAAAATGCGTGTTGTTATACCATTTCCAACCGTAGATACCAACTCAGAGCTTGGAAAGTTCTCAGAATTCTTCAGATCTCAAGAATATGACGTAGATTGGGAGAAAGGTATGGTGTATGCCGAGCGAGATGTACGCTCAGTCGATGATTTACTTGATACTTTAATTGGTATGCAGGGTGGACAGCCCGAAAAGAAGAAAACTAAGAAGATTCAAATGAAAATCGGCAAGCTTTTCTCCAAATTGGCTGATTTAAGCCGAAGAAAAGACGAAATATACCAAAAAGTCTACAAACACATGGCGAATATCAATTATAAATTAGCAGATGGCGAACCAGTTAGGACACGAAACAGAGTTACCGGAAAAATGCTCAAAGCAGCGCTTGATGAGAAAGAATATGAGAATTTTCAAAGAATTAACACTCAAATTAACTTATATGTCGTAAATCCGGGCGTTGCAGGGCCTGCAGGCTATGATTTAACCGATTTAGCCACTGAATACGGTGAATATTGGAAAAAGAACGCTGGATTTATCAAAAAAGAGATAAATAACCTCGATAATGACAAATATTCCATTATTATCACTCGACATCCGATAGATGTGCTCAGAATGAGCGATTTTGACACAATTACCTCTTGTCATTCTCCAGCTAGTCGTCAAAATGCCTACCAATCGTACTATAAATGCGCTGTAGCCGAGGCGCAGGGGCACGGAGCCGTAGCATACGTGGTTGAAACAGAACAGCTTCTGAGCGCCACTAACACGGGCAATATAGACAGCGCAGAGCAAGAAATTCAAGAAGGTGAGATATTTGCTGACGATAAACGTCCATTTACCGGTGATATTGAGCCAATTTCTCGTACACGCATCCGTCATGTTAGATATTATGAAGGAATAAGCCCTCCGAAGCGCTGGGATGACGGACAAGACGTTGGAATGCCTGAAAGACGCGTCTATGGTGTTGACATACCCGGTTTAGTCAGCAGAGTTACTGATTGGGCGAGATCAAACCAAGAAGAAGTCATTGCAAACATGCCAAGAGAAGATGGTAAGATTGACTTAAGTAGGTTTACACTTTTTGGTGGTTCTTATGAAGATACTCAAGGTACTGAAGGGCGCGCCCTGTTAATGAAACAACTACTGGGCCCCGGCGGTGAATCTGTTACTGGAGACATGAATCAAAACAAAGATACTGAAGAGGATCTTGATGCCAATTTAGTTGGTGATATTATCGCACAATACGAAGGTGAATGCGAAGAAATAATGAATGAATATAATAATCATATGGCTCAAACATACTCTGATTATGAAGTTCAAGATGATGGCGGCGAAGGTGCTTATATCGCACCTTTTGCTGCATTTATTGCTAAGTGGCCGGTTGATGAGTGGAAAAGACTGCCCGGCAATCAAGAAGAAGTTGTATGGAACTCTGTTGACGAGTTAATTGGTATATATGGTGACATATTTGTTGATTCTAACAACTATACTCCCGTTATTCGTCGTGTTCGCGAAGAAATACACTTAACTATGAAGATTAACTTCGAACACCCCGACATTCATGGTAGTAGTTATATGGTTATGCCAGATGAATATAGGGAAGCGCTTCAAAACATTGATAGTATAATCGATGACAGAAGAGATCAGTTTGAAGGTATCCTGACGGATTATTTCAAGCGCGAAGGGCAAATGGAAGGCGGTATATACATGAATCTTGCCATGTCCATCGAAGACGGAGCGCTCACCTCATATGAATGGGATCTTGATACTGATGGGCAATATTCCGAATCATATGAATCATCTGCACGATATACACATTACTACGATCCAGAAGATTTAGGATTAGGAATTGAGGTACTAAAGCAGATTGTTGATTCTCGCGATTTTAGAATTGAGTTAAGAAAACAACTGCTCGATGCGCCAAGAAAGGAAATAAATACCCAATATTACTTATCTATGAATGCAGAAACTCTCGAACAGGGTGTGCCCGGGGCTAGAGAAATTAATATGACTGTTGAATTCACTATTAATGCTGATGAGCCTGATCTTATGGCTCAATTGTTTCAAGAGCTTGTAGAGGGTGAAATGGACGATGAAGACAACCTTAAGGTGGTTTTCAACAGAGTATTAGCTCAGTTTGTTAATTCTCGCCAACCATCATTTATGCAAACAAACGAAAATCTCTTAAGAACGTGGAAAGGATTTTTAAACTCATGAGTAAATATTTACAAGATCCTGATTACTTGTTCAGTATCTTAACAATCCTTGTTAAAAAGAACGGTGGTAAAATAACTTTGACAGAAGAAGAAATTAAAAGTGTTTCTAAGGGTGATTTAATTGGAATGTATTTTGAGCCAAAAACCGGAAGCATTATACTTAAAGAAGTGGCGCCAGAAGATATGCTTCAAGCAACTTCAATGGTTCGAGATGATATAGACAAGGTATACGACAACTAATGTTAAAAAAATTTACAGAACATCCAAGTGAAAAAGGTGAAACCTATCTTCAACACATGCTGTCATCATGGAAAATAGTATATACACTTAAAGTGATTGAGTCTCAATGCTTTGTCCATTCAATTTTTCCATTTTTATTTACTGACGCTCTTTCTGGAAAAATAAGTTGTTTGGAAAAATTGGCACACCGAACACAAGAAGACTCAGAAGAAGAGCTGTATGAGGTTTACGGTGGTGATTGATTTTTTAATCATTGGATTTGCATGCATTAGTATTGCAGTATTTACTGCAACCAAAGACGATCATAAAAATAAAGAAAATGTACAGATACAAAGCGAACCTGATCCGAGTAATTGATGGCGACACTATAGACGCTTTGGTTGATTTAGGTTTTGATGTTTGGATTAAGAAGCGTGTTAGATTATACGGTATTAACACACCAGAAACACGCACCAAAGACGTTGAAGAGAAAAAGGCAGGAAAAGCTGCTATGGCTAGACTAGTGGAGATTCTGAGTGAATCTAACAATGAATTTATTTTACAATCTCACGGGGTTGGAAAATACGGAAGATGTCTTGGGACACTATTTATTGACGATACCAATATTAACATGCTATTATTGAATGAAGGGCATGCGGAGGAATACAAGTGAAATATTTAATCTTATTTTTATTATCAGGCACGGCGTATGCAAACGAGGACGAGCCACAACCACAGGTTGTTTACAAGCAAAAAACTGAAATTGATTTTGAAGGCGTGGAGGTAGATGGAAGTCTAGTAAAGCCCCAAGGCTCTCTGGTTTTAGAAAGAAAGCGAGCACAGTTCAACTCAATGGTATGGATTAGAGCAGATTTTGATGATGAAATAGAAAAAACTATCCAGGAAATTAAATAATGTTTCCTTTGTTTTTTGAAAATAGCAAGATACCTGTTTGGTTGTCCAAACTTGCCCCAATTGAAATAAATGCGCTAAGTTTTTTTATCTTTGTTTTTTCACGAGGTGAGATGGATGAAAGAGTAAGAAGGCATGAAACAATTCATTATAAACAGCAATTAGAAATGCTTTTTATTTTTCAGTGGATTATGTATGCTTATTTTCATTTAAACGGGCTGCTTTCGGGACTTAGTGGATCTGATGCTTACTATGTTAACCCTTTTGAACTTGAAGCTTATGATAATGATGAGAAACAAGGTTACTTAAATGAAAGAAAAGCATATGCTTGGGTAAGATACTGGAGAGATATGTGAAACTCCTACTTGAAAATTGGCGAAAATTCATAACAGAAGATTACGAACCAGTTACAACTCTTCGCATCTTTGACTTTGATGAGACAATAGCTCACACTCGCTCCGAAACCCGAGTTACAGCGCCCGATGGAACAACTGCTACCTTGAGAAATCAACAGGAGTTCGAAGAGTATATGAATGCTGCAGCAGCTAAGGAGGGCGTTGAAGCTTTTGATGCGGTTGATGAGTTGATAAACTTGGGATATAAGATTGATTTAAGTGATTTTTCTATTGTTAAGGATCCGGATGAAATTAAAATTGTAACTGACAAGCTAAGAGAGTTTTCTGAAAATTCTAGAACCTATATTCTAACCGCTAGAAGAGGAAATTCCTTAGCTCCTATTTTAGATTATCTTAACGATATAGGAATTGATTCTTCTAAAATCAGAGCTATAGCAACCCAAGGTGAATCAAAGGGCGATGTTATGGTTGCGATGATGAAAAACAAAATCTTAGACAACGGTAAATCAAATATTAATAGAATCGAATACTATGAGGACTCTCAAAAAAACATTGATGATGTATTAAGCAAAGTATGCACGAATCCAGAGATAGACGACATCAAACCAATTGATTTTGAACTGATAATCAATAAAGTTATTAATAATGGTAATCGTTACAATATTCAACGAATTGATTGTACACAGCCAAACTAGTTAAGA